ATGAACTCAACAGGCCGAGCAGTTGACATGAATACGCGCATTAAGCTGGGTTTGACTGCGCGTACTGTATCGCGAACCTTTGTTGCTACGACGCTAGACCGTCCGTCTTCGTAGCCAATATCAACCTGACCGTCAAAGTAGCGCTGGGCTTTGATGCGGTCATGTGTGATCTCGCTTTCCACAAAATCAACAGCCTGCGCAATCGCGTCCTGAACGATCCCTTCAACTTCTGTGAAACTTTTTGCTTTAGGTTCCATTCTATTCTCCGCGAGTTGCGCCGTATGTCATTACGCCTGCTGTTGTAAGCGCATCCACGATCTGCTGCGCTCTTGTCGGGTCTTGTAGTCGCTTGGCTTCATTTAACAATATCGGCACAATTTTGTCACGCTCTGCGCCTTGCATTGTAAGCAATTCGCCAATCTCTCTGTTAAGGTTTGAGCGACGAGAGCCATATAGCACTTCGTTAATCATGCGATTGACAGGCTCATTAACGACACCCTGATAAACTCTGCGCAGTGGGGATGGTGCTTGCATGCTGTCAGGTTCACGAAGGTCTGCAAGGTCTTTGGCAGCTTCACTTCTGAATGTTGTTTGTGATCCTTCTAGGACATCACTGCGAGTTTTGCTAAACTCTTTTTCAGAGAAAAGACGCTGAATAACTGCGTCAGCGTCAGGCTTGCCTAGCAGCAGCTCCAGTTTCTCGCGGTTCCATGCCTTATCAAACTGCTGCCAAGCTGACGCAGCGTCACTGCGGGATGTACCCATCAGAGCTGCCAGATACTCACGAGCGCCCTTCTTGTAAGCGTCAACCTCAACTGGCTTCATTTTCTTTAGCATGTCTGACAAGTCTTGTGGCGACATTGCAGACGTTGCCCCACCAGAGAAAGTGTTTCGACCTTCGTCCAATGCACGCTGAATTGATGAGCTTTCTGCGTAGCCTGCACGAGCTTTTGAGTAGTTAGGTATTGTGTCCAGACGACGATCCATGTCATCTATCAGTGGCATTAGTTGGCGCACTTTGTTAGACTGCCCAGCTATTTTTGCAGATGTAATTGCATCCGACAACGCGCTTCGAGCGTTATGCAACTTCGTTGCTGAAATTTCGCCTTCTTGGCCTAAGTTGCGCAAAACTGTGTTTAGTGAACTTTTGACGTTGCTAGCTGCTTCGTCTGCCAGCATCACGATACCAGACCGCAACGCAGATACATCAAACTTTTGATCTGATGATAACGCTGCGTCATACATTGGGCCAAGCTCCGAAGACTTCCGCGCTGCCTCTGCCTGCCGCGCTGCATAGGCTGCATCTGCTGGCCCCATTGCCTCAGTAACTGTCTCAGCTACACGCTCACCTGCGCCACCTGCTCGTGCTTCAATCTCTTGACGCAGAACATCTGCGCCCTCACCTTCCATAGTCGCTAAACCCTGCGCTCGGCTGCGAGGGGAGCCTGGAATGTCGGCAATCATGCCTTCTGGGCCTAAAGACTGAAGATACTGCTGAATGTCTTGGCCAGCAACCTGTGGGCGCTGAACAGCGCGACCCATGCGACGTAAAGCTGCCCCGCTAACGCCCTGCTGACCGCCGCGAATAATGTCTTGCACACCACGAGTTACACCGCCTGCAATTTGACCTGCAACTGGGGCAACTGCACCTGCCAAGCCGCCAATAATTGGTGCAGATGGGGGAACATTTGTAACACGAGGGACAAACCCGCCTTCGCCCCTTCCAAATTCAGGTAAAGATGCAACTGCTGCGCCTGTGCCTGCGCTAGTTGCCATTCTGCCAACTGTTCCCATTCCTTGGGTGAGTTTGGCCACACCGCCAGCAGGCAAGACTGCGCCTGCTACGCCGCCAGACAGTTCACCTTTTGCGTACTGCTCAGGCGCTGCAACTTGCAAAGCCTCGTCAATACGACGCTGTAAGTCCCGATATTCCGCGTATTTTGCACGCGCTGCCTCAACATCTCCTGACCGCAGAAGCTCGTTTGCAGCATTGTACGCGCCACGAGCTTCGTCATATAGGTTCATAGTCACACCAGAACGAAACCCGCCATATGTAGCGGCAGTTTCTAATCTTGCTTGCTCGGCTGTCTTTCGGCTTGCTCTGGCGCGATTTAGGGCTTTCTGTTCTGCATCAGAAATGGTGCCGTTGCGCTCTAACTCTTCAAGAACCTTGATGGCTTCTAAAACTCGTGACGCCTCTGCGTATGTTGTCTCATTTGCCATCAGTCAATTACTCCCTCTTGCTTCAGAATGTCCATTGCGCCTCCACGATCAAGTGGAGCTGTTTCTGTTGGAGCTGAGTTAAAGAAAGTTCTCACATTAGCAAAAGGATTTGGCAGAGCAGACATTTGACTGTAGGCTTCTGATGGAGTTATTGTTTGGTCAAGCGCTTTCTGGGCAATCTCACCAACTTTTCGGTCATGCTCAAGAAGCGCAATCATACTTTCAATAATCAATTTGTTGCCGCCAGAGCGCGCGGCAATACTTGGCAGTGATGCCTTATAAAGAGCCAAGTCTGCGTCAGAGATTGTGCCTGAACCTGGAGGTCTTTGCGCTGGAACAAGCTGACTAATAATCGCTTCAGCCGCTGCCGCAGCGTCTCCTCTGAAGTCGCCCAAGCCAAGTGCATTGGCTCGTGATGCCAGTCCAGCCATAATCCCAGTATCTGTCTGGTCAAGCAAGCTGCCAAGGCGCTCAACTTGTGCCATGTTCCGCTCTGCCGCACGTCCAACATTCCGTATTTCACGCAAGTCCTTAACATCGCCCTTTTGTGCCTCTTCTGCAAATGGCGTCAACTCAGGTTGCATGCCGCCTACGGCGTCAATATCAACAATTTGCCCACCTTTACGCTTAACAGTGTATGGCGCATTTGGATTAAGTTTGACGCCTGGAACTAATTTCATAACTTCAGCGCCAGTCATAATCATACTTGTATCGCCAACTTGAGAGCCTTTGCTTCTTTGCGCCAAAACAGCGCTCATTACATTCGCAGCAGACTTAGGATTGGCTTCTACTGCCGCAGCAATCTCTGGATAGCCATTCTTTTTTAGCCACTCAATCGTCTTGTTGGTGCGAGCTGATTGAACGCGCTGTGCGCCACGCTGCTGGATCGCTTCACCTGCACGCATTTCTGGCATAATAAGTGGATCAAGCGCTGCCGCAAACTGCTCGAAACGAGACAGCCCAGTTTCTGGATTGCGCTCAGATGCAAAGTCTAGCAGCCCTCTCAGCTTACTCATCGCACCGCGTTCACTCTGCTGGTTGCCACCCATACTTGCCTGCAAAGGCGCTCTGACTGTTTGATCCATGTTTGTGTCTCCTTGCTGTCCAGCAAAATCTAGCAGCCCTTTTAGTCTTGATCCACGAAACTGCGCAATGCCGTATGCACCCATGCCGCCGCCAGCAGGGTTGTATGCATTTGGGTCTAAGTGCGCATAACTTTCGGTCATTAAGTTGCCGACAATCCCTGACGCTTGTGCAGGCGTGAAACCTTGGCCTGTGAAGTATTTATAAGCCTTTATGACATTTTGAGGCAAATCTGGAACCTCTTGGTTCATGCCTTTAAAAACCTCAAGTGCATACTGCTTGCGACGATCTAAAGCTGACCCGCCAGCGCGTTCATACTTTTGTTCAAACAGCTCAGCATAGTCTTGCGGTGTGATTGCACCAGCAGACTTGAAAGCGTCCATTGTCGCGCTCTCAGGCCCACGCAGCTCTTGCATCATGTAATCAAGCTGCGTTTGGAAAGGTATGTTGTAATTCACCGCCATGCTTTGCCTTACTTATACCCAATTGCCTTGCGTTTTGCATCCATGAAAGGACGTATGACGTATTTCAATGCAGGAACCTTACGAACAACTTTTGCAAATTGAGCGCCGTACTTATCGTATGCATTAAAGAACCAATCAGGTGAATGGCCCACAACCCAATCGCGGAACTCCATCCAGCGAGGATCGTCTTCGCCGTAAACTTCACGCGCTACCCAACACAGCGTTGGCAGCATCGTCGCGGCTTGTAAGTAACTAAATAAGCCAGGCTGCGATGTTTGCGTTGTTGTCGATTGATTAGGCACAACCCCAAGCGCTGCTAGTGGCGCAGCAAGTGATGCCTGTGGTGCTGCTGTATAGCCTGCGAACTGCTGACGCGCTGCATCAATCAACGACTGCTGCAATGCCTGTTGCATCAAGCCTTGACGCTCTTGCGCTGCAGTAATCGCTTGGCCTGTTTGGAACGCTTGCTGGCCTAGACCGCCAAGCTGTGATGCCGCGCCCAAGCGTGCAGCGCGATCCCGCATTGCTGCGTCCATTGCTTGGGTATAGCCCATCTGACGCTGTTGCGCTGCAATGTCGCCTGCCATGCGTCCGTATTCGCCAGCCATAACACCTTCTGCAACACCTTGGCGCGACCCACCGAATGCGCGCGCTGCAGTGGCTTGAGCGCCTAGCGTATTCATAGCCATCTGACGTTGACGCTCAATGTCTTGCTGCGTGCGGTCAATCACCTCTTGCTGGTATGGATTGAAGTAAGCGCCGACTTGCAAGGGAGACTGCATGGCTTGGCGTGTCCCGCCGATTGCGCCTTGCAAAGACTGAGCCGCTGCTTGGTTTACGTTAAACGGCTGTGGCTGCGCTGCTGCTGGCTGCGGCGCAGGCTGGTACGTTGCCGTAGGTTGCGGTGTTTGCAGGGCGCCTGTCTGCGCCGCTACTGTTGGTGCTGGTGCTGCTGCGCCCATGTTACACGCCTTTCTTAGTTAAGTTGAAGCTGCAAGTGCAAGCAGTTCATTTAAATTTGTAATACCAGCTTCTGCATAAGCCTTACCTAGATTGGGAGACTTTATTCTATTCTCAATCTGGGATGCGGTAAGGGTTTTTCCAGAAATTGGGTCTTTGATCTTAGTGCCCTTCGCGGGAGGGGCGGGCAAATCCGTGCTAACGCTCGCCCCTACTTGAGGTGAAACCGCAAGTGCTTGATCTAAACTTGTTATGCCAGCTTCTGCATAAGCCCCACCTAGATTAGGAGAGTTTATTCTATTGTTAAGCTGGAATGGGGTGAGAGTTTTTCCAGAAATTGGGTCTTTAACCTTAGTGTCGTAAAAGGGGTCATACGGTCTGTCATCAACACCTTTGCTTTGCTCATACGCAATACCCGCCTCAGTCGCAGTCATTCCCATTGATGGAGCCGCTTGCACAAAGTCACCTAGAGTTTCTAGTTTAGGGGGCTGTGAGCTTGCCGAAGAAGGTGTCAATAGCCCATCTAGCGCACGACTTAGGACTGTGCCTTCTGGATCATATGTTGGATCAGTTAAGCTGCGATACAGGTCTGCGCCAAAGGTGTCTTCTGGTGTCGATGTCACTCCAATAATTTCAGATTGACCTGTTTCTGGATTATAGCGCGTCTCAACTAAGTCGCCGCTTCCAGCAGGAGATTGCGCATATGCCCCGCCAATATTACGAATGCCAGCAGCCGATGCAGATGCGCCAGCCATGCCGTATTGCTCCATTATGTCTGCAACATCATCGCCAGTGCCGCCGCCAGTAAATGTTCCTAAATCACTTGGCGTTGCAGGCGGCGTATATGTGCCACCAGTTGCCGCTGCAAAGTCAGCCGAACCAAGCTCACCTGCTGGAACAGTGTAAGACCCTTGCGGCGTGTTGATTGTTATAGGCACATCTTTTGCAGCTTCGGCAATCTCAGGATTAAATGCTGGGTTTGCCGCAGCAATTTGTTCAGCAGTTAAGTTTGGATTATTTAATACATCGCCGAACTGTTCAAAGGCATCAACAACAACTTGGTTCTGTTGCTGCTTTAATAACTCATTATCAATGATGTCCCCAACCGCAGGAGTGTCGCCACCAACAGCAGGAACTATTGGAGGCAGGACATCTGAGGGCAAATCTTCATATACATCAAGAACATCGTCAACATCAACAGTTGGCCCATATGGGTCTGTAGATGGATCAAATATTGGGCCAACGTAATCTGGGCGCGTCACAACAGGGTCTGGAAGTTGCGTGCCTACAGTGAAGGCTGGTGGCTCAGCTTCAACAATTGGCGCAGTTGGTGGTGGCGGCGTTGCGTCAACAACTGGCGCACCCTCAAACTCGCCAGTGACAGGATTGATAAACAAGCTCTCAATAAGGTTAAACTGCGCAGGTCTGCGTCTTGCAAACTCGCCAAGCGATTGCTCATATAGTGGCGCAGAGGAATAACCACGAACACCACCTGCAAACTCTTGTGGTGTTGGCATACCCGCCATTGCTCCACCCGCAGGAGTTGTTAAGCCAAACGCACCTGCCTGACCTGCCACATTCTGAAACGCAGCTTCTTGTGTTGGCGTGAATGCTGCAACGTCTGCGCCGTAGTAAGGCACATAGCCAATCTGGGCAATGCCAGGCTGACCCAATGCACCAGCTTGGCGCAGGTTGAATTTTGCTGCATCCTCAATGTACTGAGGTACTTCGACACTCGTTGTTGATGAGCCGCCTTTACCGCCTGCCATTCTTATATCTCCTTAACGTATGACGCATGCAGGGGCTTCCAGCCATGCTTGGTCAAAGGTTTTTTCCAGCCATAGCGACCTGTTATTGTCACTGCTTCGCATCCTTGCGCTTTAGACCATGCTATCACATCTTTATGCATATCCATAAGCTGATCTAATTCTCCACCACCTAGAAACACATTTAGCACCTTTTTTCTAGGATATACCACAATTTCTGTAACTATGCACCCCTTGGGCGCAGGCCACAACTGCATCTTGCCTTCAGCAAGGCCAGACACAACGTCATCAAAGTTGTGCGTGCCGCCAGAATACTCCAAAGCCGCCTCGATCCAAGGGCGGCATCTTGCAAGCTCATCTATCTGAGTATGCGCATTCATCCATGTAACCTCGTAATCGCAATAGTTGACGCAGGAGCAGCAGGCGCAAAGGCAGTTGCAGTCGTGGCATCTAAAAACCCACTTGTGCTATCGACAGCCCACATAGCCTCTAAATAATCATCAGCACTCACATCAAAGATCGCAGAGCGTGACACAACCAGCACTGAATTGTTTTGGTGCAGCGCGTTTTTCATGGTTGACCCCGTAACGTCAGTGCCATTGATGCGAGGCCAAAACCAAAAGTTCACTGTGCTGCTAGACGTTGATGCAATCTGCGCCGAAAAGCTAATCATGTATTGACCAGCTTCAGCAAACACAATGCGACTTGCAGGCGTGCCGTTTGTTACACCTTCGGCAATGCTGGAAGTGTACGTTAAAGCGTACGCTGTGTTTATGGCTGCTGCTGTCTGATCTGTCGTGACTGCGCCAGCGTATTGACCATCCTCAAGCACGACCTGCACCCAAGCGCCATCTTTGGATACGACAGGATACTTATTTTCACGATCCCACATCATGATGCCATCTTCAGCAGCAGTTTCGTCACCAGTTTGCTGAACTAAGGCAGAGCGCGTTTGACCTAAGAAAAGCATGAGGCGGCGACCCCATGCTTGCCAATCATTGCCTTTCGGCTCTGGTGCGCGTTGCTGCTGCGTCATCTACGACCCCCAGCAATCGCATCAAGCCTGTTGTTGCCCACGCGCCAATCTGTGTATCTTGCACCCTCAACGCGCATTCTAAACTGACGCCCAGTAAAGCGCATGCTTGTTGGGTTGCTCATAGAAAATGGCCCATAGTCTCGCTCAGTGCCGTTGGGGTAGAACCGCGTTTTAAACGTAGCATTCACATCACCTTGCGTTTTCTCATCAGGTATCATTTCAACAATACTTGTAACCTGATCGCCAGACGCAATGTAAATCGGGCCAGTTTCTGCAAAAGGCGTCAAATCATCGTAATCCAAGCCAACCTCATGCTCGTATATCTTAAAGTCAGCAGCGTCCATCATTAGAGGCTGGCGGAATACGCCGCGATCTGTGCCTGCTGTGCGGTCAAGCTGACCAATGTACCATGTGTTTTCTACATAGTTATAAACAACGTAACGGTCATTCTCGATAGACGACCCGCTTGGGTAGAACCACCAAACTTCGCCAAACATACTGTTTGACATAGCAAATACTTTGCTGATCTGCGGTCTGTTTATGTCGTTAAATACATAATCAGAAACCTCGCATGGCATTTCTTGAACGCCGCCACCTGTGTATGCATAGAACGAATTAACGCCCATCCACATAGCGCCCTGATCTACAACAACGCATCCTTGCGCTGATGCAAGACCGCAGGATGTACCAACGCGCTCAATGCCATAAACATAAGGTGGGCCAATGTAGTTTGCCACATGCGCATCGCGGCTGGTTAGCAGCAAAGTCTGGCCCTTGACTGTATGACCAGCCATAAGCTCACCAGAGGTTTGCAATTCCAAATCACCAGCTTCGTTTGTGGCTGCTGGTGTCCAAGTGTTGTTGTCCTCACGATCTGACCACTGCACCTTGCGAGGATTGCCACCTGCGCCCAATGCAAACAGAAAGCGCTCTTCTGTTACGACAATGCCTTTGTTGCTTGTCGGTGCGTTACTTAAAACTGCCGCAGGAGTTGCGCCGTCTAGCTGCCATTCGTAAATTTTACCGTCATCTGAATTGCAGGCTAAGAGATATTCGCCCCAAGGTTGCAAATGCCAAGATGTGGCTGGATCAATGTTGATCGTGTCAGGCCGCGCAACGCCATATGCGTATGACCCATAAAACCCATAGCCGTACCCAGTAAACGCATCTGCATCAATGCGACCTGCCGTAAGACCTGATGGGGTAATGTCGTATTGAATGCCAGCTTCAGTCCAAGCGTACAACTTATTGTACGACCCTGACGCAATGTAACGATTGCTTGAGTTGTCAATCCACGTCAGCATGCCGCGTAACTGGGCATTGCCTGCGTTACTTGATCTGGTGCGCCACCCGCCAATCGGACGCATAATACCGTCATGCCAGCGCACTAAGTTTGCGTCACGCCAGCGCCCCCGCGATTGTAGATCGGTACCTTGTCGATAAATTCCCGCAGGGATATTTAGATCAATCAGAGCCATTTTGAACCTCTTGGCGCATTATGCTTGAACTCTAACATATAAGTAAATAAAATAAAAGAAAGGCGGCACTGCTACCAACAGCCCGCCTATGATCGAAACCTAAGTCACTGGAGGCTCCGATGCCAAAACAATTACCACCCCTAGATTTGCTACGCAAGCTATTAAGATATGACCCAGATGAAGGATGTTTGTACTGGCGCGAAAGAAGTCCTGATTTATTCCTTGATAATGGGAACACCGCTATTCATTCATGCAACGCATGGAATGCTAAAAATGCCAATAAAAGAGCATTTACATCATATGATCGTAATGGGTATTTGCATGGCAGGATATTCGGGTCTGCGTATCAAGCGCACAGGGTAATATGGGCAATGCAAAACAATATTTGGCCAGAGCAATTTATAGACCATATAAACGGCATAAGGGATGATAACAGATTGTCCAACTTAAGATGCGCATCAGTGACAGACAACAATAGGAATATGCGATTAAGTGTTAGAAATAAATCTGGGTGCGTTGGCGTGTTCTTCCATAAGCTAACTAATAAATGGGTTGCCTCAATTGGCGTTAATAGAAAATCTGTTTACTTGGGTTATTTTTTAGAAAAGTCTGATGCTATTGATGCTAGGAAAAAAGCCGAAACTGAATATGGCTATCATAAAAATCATGGCTTAATAAAAAAGAGCCAGATTTAGTCTGGCTCTTTTTAGACTTACTCTTCGGCTTCGCCTGCCAACGATGCCTTGAGCATATTTACAAACGCATCCTTGCCAACTGACATTTGCGTTACGCTAAACTGAGCAGAGCCAATCTTGCGATCTAAGTCAGCAATGTGGCGCACCATAGCTTGCTGCTCGTCTGTCATATCTTCTAGCGTGTATTCTACATCATCAATCGTGATTGGCGTTGCTTGTTTATCTGCCATCGTGATCTCCTTTTGTGTTACTCAGCCGCCCACGGTACTCCCGCTGCGCTGGTTGGGGTTTTGTCAGCTTCAATCTTAGCAGCAATCGCCGCCTCAACATCCGCTTGGTTTACTTCGGCTTGCGCCCATGCAATGCAGTTGGCTTCCGTTACGCTATCGTAAGCAATAAAACCATCCGCATCCGCATCTGGTGTGTGGCTAGTTGTGCCATAGCTAGACGCAGAGTAATCACCGTCTACGCCATCGCAACGCCAGTGGATTACAGTAATGCCACCGTCTGCCAAGTTACGTTCTGTCATTGGTACTGACCATGTGTATTGGATTGCCATAATGTTTTCTCCTATATTGCAGCAATGATGAACGCTAGTAATTCGCTGTAGCGAACACCCATGCGTGATCTTTCTTCGCCAGTTTCTTCGTCAGTCCAAGTTGTGTGAATGAACATAGCATAGTCACCAGCGTCTAATCCTTCAGCCGCAAATGCAGCTTGTAGGTCTTGTGCAATGATACCAAAGTGCGTTCTGGCTTCATCACCCTTTTCTTCTACAGCATCACGCCAACGGAACTTACGCAGCAAGCCTTTTGCAGCTACAGCCACACGTTGCTCTGCGTCTGTTAGCTCCGCAATGTCTTGCTTTTCGTTTTGATCAGATGTTTGGATTGTGCCGTTGGTAGCATAGATGTCGTCAAAGCGAACAGTTGACCTGCCCAAGTCAATAGCATTATCTCTATTATCACCAGTCAATACGTTCCCCGGATATAAAGCATTCACTGAATCATTAGCTTTAAGGCCAGTATCTCCAGCTCCAAATATAACAGTAGAAGTACTTGCCCCAGCAAATGCTGTAGTACCATTTGTAGCAGTCCCAATACTCCCCACAGTGGTGCCGTCTTTGCGGAACTGCGCAATAGTTCCATCCGCAGACTTACGGTTAAGAATTAAAACTGTGCCTCCAGCTGGGTTAGTCAAAGTGTTTACAACAGATAATTCACCCTCTGGACGCAAGCTAATACCATCTGTTGTATTATCTGATGAGGTCTTACCCACCAGCAAGTTACCGCTGCTGTCGAACCTAGCGTACTCAGTTGTACCAGCGTTGTTCTTGAAGGTAGTATCACCACGTAAACCGCCAGAGAGGTAGAGGTCTTTGAAGCGGCCACCTGACTGTCCTAAGTCAATAGCTGCGTCACGGAATGAACCTCCAGATGTAGATGGGGTAATATGACTATTACCAAATCGCATAAAGGCATCTGTACCATTGGGCGAACCTATATATAAATTACCAACGTAACTCCCAATACTCCCCACAGTGGTGTTGTCTTTGCGCAGGTCTATAATGGTGCCATCAGAGGTTTGTCGGTTTAGCTCAACAACAGTTCCACCATCACGAATTGCTTGAAGTAATCCAGTAGACCGCAAGTCAATACCTGTTGTTGACAAGCCAATACTCGTCTTACCCACCAGCAAGTTACCGCTGCTGTCGATGCGCATGCGTTCTACGCCGTTGGTCTTAAACTGCGTATATGCTGTTGTTCCGCTTGCAATTATGAGCGGCTTGCCATAACCAGTTTGCACGGTCATGTCCGAACCTGAACTGGAAATAGTACCCGCCTGAACACCACCGCCACGTAAGTCTAAACGACCTGTTGTGGAGCCGTTGATGGTGAGGGATGTTTCTCCTGCAGAAGACTGCGGGGTCGTCGTCCCGATGCCAACATTGCCGCTGCTGTCGATGCGCATGCGTTCTGTGTTGTAATTTTTGAACATAAACGGCCCATCACCAGCAACTGCGCCCCAAGTGATTTGACCACCGTTAGCATTGTTGGCAGATTGAAACTTTATTGACGCAGGGTTTGAGCTGTCTTCTTGATAAAAGCGTGCAGATTGTGACGCATTAATCCAGTTATTTGAGCTACTATTGTTGCTTACATCTAAAGTAACGCTTGGTGATGCGTTATTAATCCCCAACCGTTCAGCACTCGCATCCCAGAAGAACTTTGCCGTGGTGCCTGTGTCCTCGTAGAAGCTGATGTCGCCGCCTCTGCTAATTGAAAGACCAGTGACCGCCGAGGATAAAGCGTCATTAAACGCTCTAAACTTGAAAAGTGAACTTTCAGATTGAATACCCCATTTCTGACTGTCGGCAGCCTGATCTTGCTCTGTAAAGATAAGTATTGGGTTGGCTTGATTAATTTGTATTTGTGGCGCACTCCCATCCACAGTCAGCCCATCGCTGGTCAAAGTACCCGTGATGTTTAGATCGCCTGTAATCTGGCCCGTTGTACCGTCTGAATATATCTGCAAATCAGACCCTGCGCCGAAGATGGCTTTGTCGTTGTCACCGAAGGTAATATCTGCGGATGTGCTTGCACCCGCTAAAGATGCGCTGGCGCTGACTGTCAACCCAGTTAAGGTGCCAACAGACGTAATGTTAGGCTGCGCAGCAGTTGCCAGCGTACCAGTAATGCTTGTGTTGGCTGTCAGCGTTGTAAATGTACCAGCGCCCGCTGTCGTGCCGCCAATCGTTACACCGTCCAACGTACCTGAGTTAATATCAATGCCAGTGACAGGCGTAGTGCCGTCAAGCAGATCGTCAACGCTATCCCAGTTACCATTTAGGTAGCCGCCCCAATCATCTTCATCCGCGCCGACGACTGGTTTATTAAAGCTGTACGTTGTGGTTGTTGTTGGCATATCTATCTCCTATGCGGCATCAGCCCAAGTTTCGCTTGCAGCCGAAGCATCTGTCCATGTTTCCGATGTAGGGGGAATGGCAGACCAGCTATCGGTCACGCTTGACGCATCTTGCCATATTTCGCTTGCAGGATCAACCTCTGTCCAAACTTCAACCGTGCCAGCAAGCGGCTCCCACTTCTCAATCGCATTGCAAACCGTACTGCAAATAGTACCAATAGCAGCGCTGCTGAACTGCACGCGATTTACCGTTGCAACATTTGTTGTAACGACAGCCACAGTTGGGGTAATGCTTACGACTGTCACAGCATTTGCTGCAACGCCTGCACTTGGCGTTACCGTAGCTGCGATTTCTCTAACTCTAGTTGCGGCGCATGTATTGCTTGCGGCAATGCTAACAGCCGCGCTTTGTTCGCGTACACGTTCTGCTGTAGTTGTACCAGTTGCGCTTGCAACAACCGTAGCTTCACCCTCACGCACGCGCTGGGCTGCGCTTGTAGCAGACGCGGCAATGCTTGACGTTGCGCTGACTTCACGCACACGTTGCGCGGCAGAGGCATTGCTTGAGCTAGACGCAACGATAGACGCAGCAAGGCGCACACGCACAACAGCAGATGCTGTTGAGGTAACGCCAATGACAATGGCTTCGCCTTCTTTAAAAGCACCGCTGACGCCATACGCCTCAACGCCATATAAGCCTTTGCCGTAAGCGCTGCGGTACGTTACGTCAGCCATTGTTTTAATCCATCGTTATGTCAAGCTCGTTGGCTGGCAAACGTAAAACATCGCCTGTGTCAATCGCCTTGCTTGTTGTCAGCGCTGCATAGGCAATCAGGTTGCCAGCAGAGGCAGCATCAAACACGCCAATGTGGCTCACTGTGCCATACGAGGCAGTCGCTGTGGGAAACTCAATCGCGGCTGAGTTTGTCGCTTCATTGCCAGACACAGTGAAGGTTGCGCTCTGCCGCGCGTAGGCTGTGCCAGATGTGCTGACTTCAGTGCCGCTGGCATCTTCAGCAGGATTGCTTGTAAACAGCGCAATGTAAAATGCCGATGGGCGCGTAACGGCATCTCCAGTAAATAGCCACGTTAAAACGCGTGTTTCGAAGGTATTGGATAGGGACAACGCCGCCTCCATTGAAATTGTGAACGTTCTATGCCACTATATACGAAACCCGCCAATGCAGCAACACTGGCGAGTTTCTAACCAAGACAGCCTAATAAGGAGGCCGAAATGTCTAAGAAAGAATTACCATCACCAGAGTTATTGCGTCAACTGCTTCGCTATGAGCCAGATACAGGAAAGCTGTATTGGCGGGAGCGAACTCCAGATATGTTTGATGACGGTAAACATTCAGGGGAACATACTTGCTCAAAATGGAATAGCCGCCACGCCCACAAAGAGGCTTTTACCACAAAAACATCTTGCGGTTATTTTAAGGGGTCAATTATGGGTACAGATATTCGCGCACATAGAGCAGCGTGGGCCTTGCACTTTGGCAATTGGCCAGAGCGCCATATAGATCACATAAATGGTGATAGAATTGATAATCGGATAATTAATTTAAGAGACGTAACTATTTCAGAAAATAATATAAATAGAAAAACACCAAGCAACAATAAGTCTAATGTTATGGGTGTCTGGTTTGATACTCATAGAGAAAAATGGGTAGCTGAATTAAACATAAATAAAGAAAGAGTTTTATATAAAAGGTTTTTAGATAAAGAAGATGCAGCCGCCGCAAGAAAAGAGGCAGAAGCCAAATACGGCTTCCACCCTAATCATGGCAGGCGTTAATAGCTGCGGATTTTAAGCCTTTTTCCCGAACCTCCGAATTTGCTGCTTTCGCTTTCCGCATTTATACCATCAATCGCGCTCTGATACAAAGCAGCCCAAACTTGGGTGCGCACATCGTCTTTCAAGTACGGTGCTGAGTGAACCAAAGCGCCATACAAATACGCATCAGGGAAATACTCCAAAACCCAGTTTGACGTATTACTGTCGGACAGCGCGGGAATGCGTGAGTAGTAATAAAGCTCTGCGTCATACGTTCCGTCAGGCGTGGGGTAAACCTCGATCTCGCCAGCAGTAATTGCATAGTAATGCGGCTTGCCAGAGGCGTTCGCATTGCGATACCGACGATCTACCATCTCGCTTTGGCTAATCAATTCTAGCGGTGAGCTGTCATTTGAGGTAATATAAAAGCGTATTGCCTCAAGAAAGTCAGCAGGTATCGCGCTGTACTGCGTGTCTAGCTCAGCCGTGCTGCGCTTTTCTTGACGCCAATGCTTTACGCGGCGCTGCATATCAGCTTCAGCCAATGTGATGAAATCAGGTATGGCAGAGGTTAAATCATCGCGGTTCAGAAAGTCTGCGATGCTCGTCTTTAGTTCTGCGTATGTTGTAAGTGCCATCAGTACAATAATCCTTGATCGTTAGGTGACGCTTGCTGTTGTGGTAACATATTATAGCCCAACAATCCACCAGCAGGCACAGCGAACATAAGGTCTTTAAACTGTCTGATAACATCCGCACGAGTTTGACCTGGCTGTTCGCCATAAGTGCGAATGTCTGAAACGCCAGCCCGACGCAAAATCTCTAAAGCCTCTTGGTTGCCTTCAGGCACAACAGCCGCGTCAAAGTCACCAATCTGTGCGACAGATCGAGGCTTTGCTTCAAAGTACTCTGTCGGCATATCTTTAACTACATTTTTTAGACGGGTCAGCGCTTCGTTAGCTGCCTGCTTCGCCCCTTCTGGCGCATCGGCCCAGGAAACACTTTGACCCATCGCAATATCGGTAACATAATCTTCCGCTGCACGATGACGACCACCGAAATATTTTTCTGCAATGTCGTTAATTTCGTCATATGCCATCGTATCAAAACTGCCTTTGATGTCTTCCATCTCGTTACCTGATGGCATCAACAATCCGCGCTTTGACTTTATATCATCTAGGTTTTTAAACTTATCCAACAAAACTGCGCGAATTTGACCTGCTCCATGATGCATTTCTGCTCCAGCAGCAAACGCTTTGTCTTTGTTCATGCGCTTAAATGCTTCTTCCACGGTGTAGGGTTTTGGATCACGCCTATTTCCTGATGGCGTGAAAAGTTCAGATGGGGCAATTTTCAATTCTGTTTCACCATAATCGCGCAAACCGTTTACAGTCAGCAATTCATCACTGTCTATAAAGCCTCCCATTTTTCTTTCTACGTCACGAACATAATCGTCAAATCGGTCATAATCTTTCGGGTTAGCAATTTTATGCTTCATGCCATACTGAGCAATTCGCATCATGCGATCATTGTCTTCAAAGTTGTCATAACTCATCATCCAATAATTTGCGTCTTTCATATGCTTAAAATTTTTATCGTTTGCTATGGCTTTTTCCGCTGCATTTTCATTTACAAACTCTCTAAATGCTCGCGGTTGGCGACCAGTATATGCATCCGCTGGGTAAACTGGCAAATCACGGCGAGGAGCTATCTTCTGCGGATCAAGCAGCAACGTAATGTCGCCAAAGTTTTCCAATGGAGCTTTTGCGCCTGCAATCCCAATGGAAGGCATGGGAATGCCACCAATTTGATCTGATATAGCCAAACCTTCTGGCGATATGTTGTGCTGCACAATCATAGGAGCCTCTTCAAAAGTTGGCCTAGATTTAGGTGCAGCAGCACTCAAAGACTGCGGCTGACCGCTTGGACGAATGGCATCAATCACGCCGCGCGGATCGCCTTGCGCAACAGAACGAACTGCATATTGCGCATCAGATAAAGCGTTCCGACCCATATCAACTGCCGCATCAACTGACGGCGTAGCAAACGTTTCCATTAGTCCAGCAGGCGCTGCCAAGTACCCCATACGAACCAAAGCAGCAGGGGCTAATGTCATAGCCATCTCTACGCCCATATCAACTGCCGCGCGTCTACGCGCCTCGGCTGTTTGCTCTGGATCAAACACAACACCGCTTGCGCTCATTGCATCAGATATACCCTGCACAGGGTTCATCTGCACAACAGCCTCGGCTGCTGGACGCAAATTGGGTGGAACAAACTGCTCAACACCAGAAACAAGCTGCTCAAGAGCTGTACGTCTACGTTGCCCAGCTTCAGGCGAGAAGAACCTCATCAACTGTTCCATCTACCACTTAACCTTATCAGCCCAAAACGCCGCAGACATCTTGCCTTTGGCAATGTTCTTTGCATGACGCGCTTTAAACGATTTCGCACGCTTCGTCATCGTCTTGTCGCCTGTCTTGCCCTGCTGACCAAACCGTATCGTCTTCACCTTGTCGCCCTCTTTCGCCACGACAACATGGCTTTTCGTCGGATGGCTCGGCGTCCTCTTCGGCTTATTATAGCCCGATACACCAATACGGCTCAGTCTAGGGTCTTTCGCCATTACTTTTTCTTCTTCTTAGCCTTGGCCTTCGCAACCGCCTTCAAGTCAGCAGCCGTAATCTTCTTACGATCACCAGCCATCGCCGCCAGTTTCTTTTGCTTCGGGCTATACTTAGAATACGGCATTAGGACTTCACCTGCTTTTCCCATTCATAACACTTAACCTGCATGATTGTATACGTTGGATATTTCATCTGCAAAGATGGAACTCCGTTCTGCATAAAATCAGCAATGCATTCATTCTCATCAACATACGCAGGCCCACCGACTGCAAAGCAGTAATTCTGAGCGCACAAAAGAACAAACGCGGTAAACATTACATCACTTCTTTACTTTCTTCTTAGCTGTCTTAGCAGCCGCCTTAAACGCTTTAGCAGTCGGCGCTCCCTTGCTGCCTGGCTTCCGCATCTTCTCGCCAGAGCCAGCAGCAATGCGCTTACGCTTTGCCTGAATGTTGGCGTATAATCCCTTTTTAGCTCCAGGCATTACTTTTTCGCTTTCGCCATGCACTTGCCCTTACGAGCGCACGCCATCGGCGTCGGGCAGCCCTTGCAAGGCTTAAACTTAGGGGCAGCGCCCATCTTTTTATCATATGCCATTAACGACCTCCTATGTTGCACCGACCATATCACACTACGCAATACCGCGCAAATTCCTTCTAAGTTCGCCCCGCCACGATGTCATAGGCCCAGACAGCGCCATCGCCGCGTCTGATGCCATTGTCAGGCAAACAGCATCTGCCAAGTCAGGAGAGCGCAGCCCACGCCGCCTCATCTGATCCTTGCTCTCAGCCGCCATCTTGCCAGATGAGGTAAATGAATACCGTATGCCTGTCAGATCAGCCAAAAGCTCATCGTCTTGCGGTATTTTGCACGACCGATCCTCAAGCCAAGCCTTTGTCTTAAACCACAGCTCAGTTCTCAAATTGTTGTAAGTTTCGCCCATGCTCGGACTTTCAGCTACATTCACGCCCCTCACAGGCGCTCCCAGCTCCCTCAAACGATCAACAACGCCAGAGCCGACGCCAATGCTGTCAACCAATATCTCTGACGGTCTGCTGCTCGGGTTCAAAGCCTCATATTCTGCCATCACACGGCCAACTGTCTGCATCAAGTCCAACCCGCGCCACGACTTAATTTCAGTAATCACCGAACCAACACGCTTGCAAAATGCCGTCCTATCACTGCCAAACCTTGCAGGATCGACAGCCCAGACAGGACGACGATCCTTGTCAATCTCGATGTCCCTATTCATCGCCGCATCAACTAAGTGAAACGGTATGATCGTATCGTCATCAGCTAACGGAAACTCACCCAACACACGAATACGAAACGCATTGCTCTCTTCGCCATACCGCTCACGCATCTCGTCAACAAACTCATCCGACACCAATGGACTGTCAACGCAGCTCCACCGCCGCGTCCACCAAGTCCCGCTCATCCGCGTCTGGCTCTCATAAAACGTACCAGTCGAGCGTGTCGGGTTGCTGAGCAAGATTGTCGTGGCGTTATGGCCTGACATTGAACCAGCCGCCGCCTCAAACACCTTCTCAGGCACACCAGACGCCTCGTCAACGACCAACAAAACATTATCGCTGTGTACACCCGCCAAGGCTTCTGGGGTTTCTGCACGGCTTGTACGCGCAGATATAAACATCTCAGACGGCGCAGCCGACAGCTCAACACGATCACTCTTAACAGTCAGCAAGTCCTGTACTGGCTTGGGCAGCTCACCAATCCACCGCTTTAGCTCCGCAAACAAAGCATCGAAAAGCTGGCCAGATGTCGGGGCTGTCACGACAACCTTATTGGGAAACCGCATCAGCAAATACCACAGCATCGCCCACGAGGCCGATGTGGACTTTCCTGTGCCGTGGCCGCTACGAATACTAATACGACGCTCACCGCTTGATATAGCCTCCAAAAACTCTGCCTGATACGGCAATGGCTCAGCACCCAAAACCTCCCTGACGAACAAAACAGGGTCATCCATATACTGTAACGTAAAATCCTCAAAAGGATTGGCTTCAGTCGTCATGCTCAATAACCTTCATTTCCCGATCACGATCCTCTGCCATCAATGCCTGGCGGTCTGCGCTGATCTTCCGCAGCGCATCCAAGTGCAAATCCCCAAGGTTAAGCGTAATCTCAGCACGAGGCCCACTACCGTACCGATCCCTATTCAGCCCAGCCGCCAGCATTTTCCTCGCCTGCATCTGCTCACGAACCTTCGCAATCTGTGCATTCGTCGCATCTTTAGAAATACTGTCGGCAATCTCAACAT